ACGGCAATGTTTTCTTGGTAGGTGCTGAACACGGAGCTGAGGTAACTGGAGGAACTGCCGTTAGCGGTTCTGCTATGGGTGACCTTTCAGGCTACACTTTGGCTTTGACTGCTAACGAAACTCGTTTGGCAAGCATTGTGGATGGAGCTACGGCTGCTGACCCCTTTGCTGGTTTGACTAGTGCTACGGCTACTATTGTCGTGGGTACTAACTCCTAAGCGAAGTAACATATCTGCTGGAAGAGCCTCCCTAACGGGGGGCTTTTTCTTTGGAAAAAATAACAAAAGCACAAAGGCGAGTTATTTAGTCAGAATTTAAGATATGCACATACTTAAACCAATAGCTACGGAGCAGAGCATTACGATAGTGCCTCGCTCTTATGTGTATTCTAGTGAAGACCTAAACCTCTACTTTGAACGAGTAGCTTTGGATGGGGGAATACTAGAGTCAGGTTCTTGCGTTCAGGCAGCTCTAAATGTGTTAGATGGTCTGACTATCTACCTAACCAATGAAGACACCAATACAACGGCTACAATTAGCCCTACGGTGACTGAGAGTGCTGGATATATGAGCTTAGCCTATACCTATGATGTAGATGAGGCTACTTTTTATGTTATTAAAGTGGTTTTGGGTAGTCGGGTAATTTATCGGGGTCGTGTATATTGCACTTCACAAACCGACCTAAAGCAGTACACGGTTAATGAGAATGAATATGTAACTGAGAATAGTTACGACAATGAATTTATAGTATTATGAGCAATATCAGAGTAGTAAACCTTAGCTCTTATACTGCCCCAGCCGTTAAGGAGGTTCAGGGCAAAGAATGGGTAGAATATGGGGAGGACAATAGCTATTTCCAGTACCTCATTGACCGATATAACGGTTCGGCTACCAATAATGCCGTTATCAATGGCATCGTAGAGCTTTTGTATGGTCGCGGTATTGATGCTACCGATAGCCACCGCAAGCCTGACGAGTATGCTCAGATGAAAGCCCTTTTCTCAAAGAATTGCCTACGCAGAATTTTGAGCGACTATAAAATGATGGGCCAGTGTGCTATTCAGGTTATCTATTCTCAAGACCGCACCACCATCGTTCAAGTAGACCATTTACCCATTGAAACCCTACGGGCTGAGAAATGCAATGAAGAGGGAGAGGTAGAGGCTTATTACTACGCTAAGGACTGGAAAGAGGTAACTGCACGGAAAGAAACCCCTTTACGCATTCCAGCTTTTGGGTATAGTGAGGAAGCTATTGAGATATTGTATGTGAAGCCTTACCGCGCTGGGTATTATTACTACTCCCCAGTTGACTATCAGGGAGGTCTACAATATGCCGAGCTAGAAGAAGAGGTAGCCAACTACCATATCAATAACATCCAAAACGGCCTAGCTCCCTCTATGCTCCTGAATATGAATAACGGAGTACCAACGGAGGAAGAGCGTAACCTTATTGAGGCTCGTATTGCTGAGAAATTTAGCGGAAGCTCAAATGCTGGTCGCTTCATCTTGGCGTTTAATGATAACAAGGAGCTTGCAGCTACGATTGAGCCAGTGCAGCTTTCAGATGCCTCTGACCAATACCAGTTTTTAGCTGATGAGTCAATGCGTAAGCTTATGGTAGCTCACCGCGTTACTTCACCGATGCTCTTGGGTATTAAAGATAATAGCGGGCTGGGTAATAATGCCAATGAGCTAGAAACTGCCTCAGCTCTTTTTGAGAACACGGTAATTGAGCCGATGCAAGAGGTGGTTATTGATGCCCTCAATGAGATTTTGGCCTATAACGATATTTCACTCAACCTATACTTTAAGACCCTCCGACCACTAGAGTTCAGCAAGATGAAGGTGGGAGATGCAGAGGTGATTGAAGAGGAAACTGGCGTAAAGGTCAAAGACCAAAAGCGTTTTAGCAAACAAGAGGAAGAGCTTAAAATCCGCATTGCAGAGAGCTTAATTGCTATGGGTGAGGATATAGATGAAGAGTGGGAGCTTATTGATGAGCGACCCGTTGACTATGAGCGTGAGGATGTGCATGATGCTCTTTGGAGTTTCGCTAGTGTGATTAAGTCAGACCCAGCAAAGACCTCTGAGCAAGACACTAGCATTATTAAGGTGCGCTATAAATATGCCAGCACTAACGATGCTAAGGGTGAGAGCCGTGATTTCTGCTCCATGATGGAGCGAGCCAATAGAGTTTACCGCAAGGAGGACATTGAGGATGCTGGAGCAGTGAACGCTGGATTTGGCCCGAATGGGTCTGCTACCTATGACATTTGGTTTTATAAGGGTGGGCCGTTCTGCCAGCACTACTGGGTGCGCCAAACTTATTTGAGAAAGAATAACAAGCGTATTGGAGTTGCTGAAGCCCAAAGAATGATTACTGCCCTTGACCCTAGCTTGCGTTCAGAGGCACGGATTGAGCGCAACCCTACGGAAGTTGCAATGGCTCCGAGAGATATGCAAGATTACGGATATTTAAACCCCCCAGCTTGGCTGAAGTGATATGGCAACTGCACTATTTGTAAAGAGAGAGGATATAGTACGCAATACCGCCATGAGTGGTAATGTGGACACTGATAAGTTTATCCAGTTTATTAAGATTGCTCAGGAGATACACATTCAAAATTTCTTGGGTACTGAGTTGTATAACAAGATTTCAAACGACATTCTGACCAGCAGCCTGAGTGGGGATTACCTTACTTTGGTTACGAGCTATGTCCAGCCTATGCTGATTCATTTCGCAATGGTGGAGTATCTGCCCTTCGCAGCTTATACCATTGCCAACAAGGGGGTTTACAAGCATAGCAGTGAAAACTCAGACAATGTAGACAAGGAAGAGGTGGATTTTCTAATTGCCAAAGAGCAGAAGATTGCCGATTACTACACACGGAGGTTTATTGACTACATGAGCTTTCATGCCTCTACGAAGTTCCCTGAATACTATACAAATACAAACGAAGATGTCTACCCTGACAAAGACTCGTACTTCAGCAGCTGGGTATTGTAAAAAGGCGTATAGGCCAAAAGATAACAATATCCTGAAACTAAAGTTATTTCTAAAGAAAGAAGCAAAAGATGAGTAATTTAATTGACTGGGGAGCTATTTACTGCGAGAGCTGGTGGGGAGATGTAGACCAAACTACACTTTCCATTCAGAACCTTGCTGCCCCAGCTTGCTTTGCTCCTTCCAATAAAATTGCTGAGGACTTTAGAGATAGAGTAGAAGCTGATGGAGGCACTTTAGAGGGCTATTATTGCTTAGTTGCAGCTATTCAAGACTTGGGCGAAGACAACTACCCTGAGGTTTGGGACACATATATTTTACGCATGACAAATGACGGGGCTACCATAGATGGAGAACAATGCCTCATTGAACAATTAAACAATTTAAACTGATGAGTTTCTTTGATGATGCCTCACTCGTAATGATTCCGAGTGGCTATAAAGACCAAAAAGTATATAGTGTCAAACCGATTGATGGTTCGGGAGATTTGACATTTTCACGCGGTAGCGACATTGAGGCCACGAGGGTCGCAAGTAACGGCTACATTCAAAAGGCCGCCGTTAACCTATTGTTGCAGTCGAACACCTTTAGCACGAGTTGGAGTACATCCAGTGCAACTGTTACGGGAGGTCAAAGCGGATACGATGGCTCAAGTAATGCTTGGCTTCTTCAAGCAACGGCAACCACAAGCACGGCACGTTTACAACAAGGAGTTTCTTTAACTGGTGTACACACTACTTCTATTTACGCAAAAGCGGGTACAACCGATTGGATTGCTGTGCAAATGTGGAGCAATCACTTTGCCTACTTTGATGTGGCAAACGGTGTTGTAGGTGGAAGCGGTAGCGCAATAGATGCCGCAATCGAATCTGTGGGGAACGGATTTTACAGATGTTCAATAACTTATAACGCATCAAGCGTTGGAAATATGTGGGTTTATGTTATTGATGGAAATGGTAGCACCAATGTAACATCGGGCAAAACCGCATATGTACAATCAGCCCAAGTAAATTACGGCCTCGTAGCGCAAGAGTATCAAGAAACCACGACCACGAGCGTAATAACGGGGATTACCAATGATATGCCCCGCCTTGACTATTCGGGGGGTGCTTCGTGCCCTTCGTTAAAATTGGAGCCGAGCAGACAAAATTTGGTGGCTAATAGTGAGTATTTCCCAAACATTGGTACTGGATTATCCGCCACGAATAATTTTAGCACATCGCCCGAAGGCGTAAGTAATAGCACTAAATTAACGGAATTAGCGGGTACTAATACCAAATTGGTTACGATTGATTCAGTAAGTTACACGAGCGGCACAACCTACACGCATTCATTTTTTGCTAAAAGTACGAGCCGATACATTCAAATGTATTTTAGTAATTCAATCTTTACGAATGATTACGCTAACTTCGATTTGGTAAATGGCGTTGTAGGTGGTAAGAGCGGGGATGTTACCTCAAGCATAGAGGACTACGGAAATGGCTGGCTACGTTGTATTGCAACCATTGTTGCACCGCTAACTGGTGCAGCATCAAATCTTTTGTTATTGATTGACGATGTGAATGCCACTCGTGGACAATCTTACACTGGAGACGGCTCATCATTTGCGGAAATATACGGATTCCAATGCGAAGCGGGTTCATATCCGACAAGTTACATCCCGTGCTATGGAACCTCAAATTCAAGAACTAGCGAGTCGTGTAGCAAAACGGGCATTTCTTCTTTGATTGGGCAGACGGAGGGGACTATCTTTTGGGAAGGTAAGGTTCCAGTATTCGGTCAGCAATTAGCAATCATAACTTCTGCCGCTGGTAATGAAGTGAACCGATTGCAATTATATGTCGATGCTACTGGCAAAATTGGTTTGTATCGTGGTGATGCTTCGGTAAACATTTTAAGTGCTTCTACTTACGCAGTAGGTTCAACGCTAAAGATTGCTGGAGTTTATAAACTGAACGACTGCGCTCTATATGTTAACGGGGTTTTAGTAGGAACTGATACAAGTGCAACCATTCCACCTACGCCTTCGGTATTATATTTAAGTCAATATGTTGACGGAACGGCTTCTGCGGCATCTATTGCACAAGCCCTCCTATTCAAAACCCGCCTTTCCAACGCAGACCTCGCAACCTTAACCGCATAAGAAGATGAAACTACGCAAATACGCCTTCAGCACCTCACAATGGGCCACCGCAAAGGCCAAGATTCAAACCACAACCACCAATCCCGAAGGCGAGAGCGTTACGACTTGGGACACCTCAAAGGTGGTAGCGGTGGTGGAACTTGGAAACCTCGTAACCACTCCCGCCGTTTATGACGAGGAGGGGAACGAAACAACCCCCGCCACTTATTCCGACAAGTATAGTGTGGACATTCTTTGGGTAAATGAACCCCTTACGACATCGTTCAGTACATACGAGGTATGGTGCGAGCCTATGGGCGTACACGCTATGGGTGGGCAGAAAGTCCGCGAGGAATGGGTAGAAACTTGCAAGAGCAAGAAGCCCGAGTTATTCCCCGAGCCATCTGCTGAATAATGAGTTGGGTAGAGATATTCAAAACGGACAACTCCTACAATGAGAAAACCATTTTAGGGGCTTGTTCGTTTGCTATTATGGTTCTGGTTATGTTGGCTGACATCATTACGGGGTGGATGGGCAAGGATCTTGTGGTAAATGAGTTTGTCTACAATAGTTTTTTGTTTGTAACGCTTGGGAGCTTCGGCATTGCTGGGCTTGAAAAATTCGCTGATAGAAAATGAAACAATACGAGGGCAATGGTAAGTTTACCGAATTAGGTGAAGACACAATGCTTGGCGTGAGTATTAAAACTCTCATTGCTTTGGGTGTTGGTTTGTCTATTGCGGTGGGTATGTATTTCAATCTTCAAGCAGAGATTCAAATTGCGAAGGAGTTACCCGAACCCGCAGTATCACGAACCGAGTTTGACCTAAAAGATGAGTTGGTGCGTTCTACAATTATGTCTAACGCCAAAAACATTGAGGAGATGAAGGCGCAGTTGGATAAGATTGAGAACCGAATCTTTGAACTGAGATGAGGGCTTGGCTTGTCGCTTCGTTCATCCTCTTGTCATTCACATATCAGCCCGAAGGCAAGAGCGTAATTGAGTTCAATGCTGGATTCAACTCAAAGAACGGCTACAAGGATTTAGGGAGGTTGCAGAATGCAAAGCTCTACCGAGTGGATATAGAGGCAAAGCCTTACATGAAGGACAAGTTTAAGATTAAAAGCGTTCCTACTTTGATTCTATTCAGAGATGGGGAAGAGGTTTGGCGGTGGGAAGCTGGTATTGATATGAAACTCCATACCCACCACCTTGAAATACAAGATGCAATAAATCGTTTCTAATGGCCTCAAAACTTCAATCTAACACAACCTATCACTCCAATAGTAAAAAGCGCAGAAAGCACTCTAAAAAGGCTTCTAGCACGAAGTTGAGTAAGAATTACAAGAAGCCATACAAAGGACAAGGACGATGAGGCCACTGGATAAAATTATTTTGCATTGCTCAGCTACAAGAGAGGGTCAGGATATTAGCGTTGAAACAATGCGCCAATGGCACTTGAAGCGCGGGTGGTCAGATATTGGCTACCATTTTGTTATTTACTTGGATGGGTCTATTCACAAAGGCAGACCTATTGAGAAAGTAGGAGCGCATACCAGTGGTCAGAATACTGGCAGTATAGGCATCTGCTATGTCGGAGGAGTTGAGAAAGATGGCAAGACCCCAAAAGACACCATGACTGAGTTACAAGAAACGGCAATGGTCAATTTGATTAAGGCATTGCGTGAAGAGTATGGGGATATGACTTTGCACGGACACAATGAGTTTGCTGCTAAGGCTTGCCCTTCGTTTAAGGTTTATGAAAAATACGACTGGCTTTTATGAGCGACTTTGAAAATTGGCTAAATGACTTGGAAGATGTACCCGTTAACCCGACTTGCTCTATTGATAACCCTGAGTGCGACTCTTGCGGGAGTTAGTGGATGCGGTGGTGCGAAACCAGCCCTAGAGAGTGTAGTTGTAAGGGACACGGTTGTAGTCACAAAGGAGAGGGTTCTGCACGACACCCTGACCATTCAAAAAGACACGACCATTTACCAAGACCGAGTAAAGGTAGAGGTAAAGTGGCTGGAAGGTAAGAAGGTCATGGTGCAAGCTGAATGCCCCCCTGACACCATCCGTATTGAAACCATTAAGATTCAAAACACCATAGCCCCAAAGAATAAAAAATGGAGCTGGGAGGGAGTCATTGGGTGGAGTCTTGCTATTTTGTGCCTCTTGGTATTGTTCAGAGAGCTGGTCAAGGGACTGGTCAATAAACTCTTTTAAGGGTATTTAGGTGCGTTCTAAGCGCATTAAACACATTTTGGGTATACTCACCTACCTGAGGTAAAGATATGCCCTTAAACTCAAAGAAAAAGAGGAGGGGGGACTATAGGGGGGTGGAGTTACTTTAGTTTGGTTAGTTAGTAATATACTTAGTTAGTTAGTATATTACTTAGTAAGTTAGTAAGTAAGTAAGTTAGTACTATGGGAAGCAAGTTTAGATTTTTGTACTGGGATGACTATGAGGATTACACTGATGAAGAAGAACTAGAGGCAGAAAAGAGAATGCGTGCTATCTTGCAGAACGGAAATAACGGAGAACACTATGAGCAAGACCCCTGACTATTACAAGGGTAAGTACAAAGGCATAGAGGCAATGGATGTAGTCCTAGACTTCCAAGAGGATAGTTACAACTTAGGAGTAGCCATAGCTTACTTGCTTAGGGCTGGGCATAAACCCAACAACCCAAAAGAGGAAGACATAGAGAAAGCTATTGTCCACCTCCAAACTGAATTGAAACACCTAAGGTCTAAAGCTCAACACTTCAAATACTTTGAAAACCACTCAAGCTCCGCAAAAACCTCAACCAATGGAATGGCAGTACTATACCAACAAATCCAAGAAGCGGAAGATTGACTATCTTTTAGCCCAAGCAGCTAGCAACTTTGCCAACTGCCCTAACACCAAAGAGGCAAGGCAAGAGGCTAAGCTGAAGGAAAAAGATATACTAGATGAAATCGCAAGACTTGACCGACACTTTGCGG